GTAAAACATCTTTAAGCCATTCTAAAACTTTTTGTCTGTCCATGTTACCACCACCATAATGTGCAATAGGAAAGTATCCTTTGTAATGTGAGGTTGCTACAGCAATACCTATAACTTCTCCGTTACCGACTACAGCTCCTGATCCTTTTTTAATAAGATCTGGATCTCTTGTCTCTAAGTCAATAGCTATCTCATCAACTTGTCTAAGGTCTGGAAACTCCGTTGGTATGTTCCACTCTGTTTGTGCTTCGAACTTTGGTATTTTCATATTTTGCTAGTTTCCTTTTTGTAATGTTTAGCTGTATGGTTTTTTTGTCTAACTTCTCTTTTAATTCTTCTATGATCAGACGTAACTTTAGATGTGTGTTGATTCCTATCTTCATAATCTCTTTCCAATATCATTTCTAGATAATGAATTGCTTTTTCTATGTCTTGTTCCTTTCCTTTCGCTGCATGTCTGCATATATATTTTATAGCTGATCCCTCTGCAAAAGGCAACCTGTTCTTGTTTATAAACTCACTCGGCTGCATAATCATATTTTTATAATGTGATCCTCCGATTTGTTTTTTGTATGGTTTAAATGTCATATCCATTCCACTCCTTTTTTGCTTCCATGATGTATAAGTTTTGTTTTGTACGTGTTACACCCACATACCAAACTCTGTGTTCCTCATCTCTTTTGTCTTGATCCTTATCTACTGCTTCTCTAATTTTTTTTGTGTTATCTAAAATAAGTAATACATTCTCTGCTTCTCCACCTTTAGCTGCATGTATTGTGGACAACTTTACCCTTGCTGGTTTAGATAAGTCTTCTCCATTCTGTCTCATAAATCTCATATACAAACTTTCTTCTGGATGTGTTTCAAAAACTTCGTACCATACTTGTGTAATACTATAACCAAACTCTTTTAGATCGTAGAGTCTTTCTTCTGTGTGAGTAAATTCTTTATTTAAAAATTCAAATAAATCTTTACACTCTGTGATAGATAGCAATGTACCGTCACGCCATCTCTCATAAGTTAAAATATTTTTGTATAATCTTTCGTGATAACTTTTTCTATTTTTGTATTCGTAATAAATACCGCTATCTATTAATTCTTTTTTTATATTTTGTAATTTAGAATGTGTTCTAGCTAAAATAAGCCATGTAGTTTCATTAACAGAGCCTGTGGGTTTTAACCATATATCCTCTATGTCTGTAATTCTATGAACAGCTCCTTCTTCATCTCTTGGTTGCCACATTTTGACCAACTTTCTGTCTTCAGGTATACGTTCTAGTATACAATTAGCTATAGTTTGCACCGCTTTTGGCACTCTATAAGATTGAGGCAAAACTATGTCTTTTGCCTTTTCTTTTTGAAACCTGGCAACATCTGCTCCTGCCCAACCATAGATAGCTTGATCGTCATCGCCAGCTAAAATAATATGTTTAGATTGTTTTTTTAATAAATCAAACATTCTCCATTGTATAGGTGATAAGTCTTGTGCTTCATCAACAAAAACAACGTCAAAGTTTGGACACAATTTAGACTCATTAAATTTTTCAATCATGTCTGTAAAATCTACCAGACCATATGCTTGTTTGTAGTTGTCTACTTCATCTTTTAAAATTTTTAACTGTCTCTTATCTATATTGTCTGAATACAAACCTGTATTATACTCTTGTACAACAGACACTTCCTTGATCCTTGCTGCATTAATAATGTTAAAGTATTCACTATCTGAATCTACAAAGCCTGTCTTCTCTTGACCGTTTGCATAAACAGATACTTCTATTCCTAATTTTTTACCTATGTCTTCGTAATGCTCTGGTTGCATAACATTACTTTTCTTTAAACCTAAACTATTAAAAGCCAAAGAGTGTAGTGTTTTAAAATAAGGTAAATCTCTTTCTTGTAGAGCTCTGTGTTTATCTAACATTCTATCTCTAGCTTCGTTAGCTGCTTTAGTTGTAAAAGCAAAGTAACCTATCTTATCTAATGGTGTACCAAGTTTATAGAAAGTATTTACATACTTGATAAGTTTTGTAGTTTTCCCTGTTCCCGGAGGCCCGAGTATTTTTCTAATCACATTATCTCCGTATCATGTTTTAATTTAGTGTGGTTGATAGGTAACTCTTCAAACTCATCTATGTTTATCATTACAACATTCTTTGTAGATGTATTGTATTTACCTTTTTCTTTTGCGGGGTATCTTTTTTGATCTAAAAATTCTATGTCACATTTTTTGTATGTCTTCTTCATCATAACACCTGTCTTATCTTCTCCATGTTTCCAGTTTTTTGCTTTAAGTCTGTCGTAAAATTTATCAAATTTAAAATATGCGTAGCCTTCTTCTATTAATACTGTACCTGATTTAAAGCTGGCATCATTCATAGCTTTAGGTCCGTTAATTTTTGCGTGTAGTATGTCGTGTAATTTTTCTTTAGGTGATGTGCCTATAGGAGGATTAATTGTTGTTTGTGTTTTAAATAATGATTCCAGTATTGTTTGATCTTCTGGAGACTTTATAATTGGTGGTGGAAATCCTGCAGCTTTGGCTATAGAATTCCTACGTTTACGTTGGTCTGTAACATGCTCAATAGTTCTACAATGCACCGTTGCCTTACCAATACCGTCGGGTATAGTTACATCAAATTCATATTCAGGATCTGGATCTATATCAATCTTTCTTAAATTAGTTAACACAGGATACTGTCCTTTTGATCCAGCTAACACACCAAACCTTTTCTGTACGCACACACCTTTTTTACAATACTCACTGATAGGACTCTGTGTGCAGGTGTAACCCTTATCAGATTTATTCCAAGATCTAAGTTTAGCGTTTAATGTTTGTTGATCCCACGCATTGGCATGCACTGTCTCAAAGTATTTTACTGGTGCATTCTTTACTTTCTGCTGCCAACTGTCTGGATACTTCATCTTAACAAACACATGATAGTTGTACATAAACCTGTCCTTACCATCAAAACCTTTTTTATTTGTAACTTTAGATAACAAAGATAAACAAGGCGGACCTTCTGTAAACTCTTCATCAACACCTTCCATAGACTTAACTTCCATGTCATCTGTAATTCTTTTTAAATCTTCTCCTGTAGTTAAGTTAGCTTCTGCTACTTTTATAAATTGTTCTAATGTAAAAAACGTACCATCTATATTAATTGCTTTACGTTTCTGGCTTTCAAAATAAGGTAGGTTAATAAATTGTCCTGGTTTCATGATCCCCGTTTCCGGATCCTTGGTCAGCTGTGTTTGCTTAGGGAATATCTCACAGTCCGGTTTAAGATTAAATAAAGGTAATAGATTGCTTAAGAATGATACCACCAATGTAGATCGTACAAACTCTGCCATAAATAAATATAAATGTAATCCACCGCTTTTAGATTCAATAGGTATTAAAGGTAGGTTGTATTCTTGAATAGTTTCTAAATAAAATTGTTTGTTAAATCCTTCATACTCTTTAGGATCAATATCGATAACACCAAATTTAGCATCACCGTTTTCATTTGTAGGTTGTGCACCTACAGATTTTTCTCCACTTAAATGGTCTCTATATATTTGATCTGTAAACTCTTCGTAAGTCCATCTATAATCAGGTTTTTTCTTTCCGCTTTCTGGGTCTACGGTGGCATTGGTCCAATCTGCGATTCCATACGCATGCCTGTAGCCATTAAATATTTTTATATATTCATTCATAATTATCTTGTACGTAGGCCGTACAGTCTCCCAAACGGCCTACACATGCATGTTTCCTGTAAAGGAACTAGAAATGAGACGCAGACCCTTTCGGTTTCTCTTCACCATGCTTAGCTTTAACACTTCCTTTAGAAATGCTATCACTAAACGTCTTTGCTTGTTGGTAAAGACTAGTGTCCGTTATGGGTCCTGCCTTACTTACATCCCAACCAAACCATGTACCTTTGTCATTAGACATCTGTGTGGTTTTTAGTCTGTAAATATGGCTAAAAGATGCCGGTGTAAATAACCCGTTCTTACCTTTTAGTTTAATACCCGACATCATTGAATTCCATTTTCTACTAATTTTTAATTGAGTAGATTTCATAGATATCAACGCAGTCGTTGGACTGTCGCCTGTGATAATTACAAAATGAGATGCTGTCTTCTCAACATAATTACCGTTAGGTAATCTGTCTTTGTAGTTTGCATCAGCTTTTGTTTGAGACATGATGTCAGATGAAGAGTCATGTACAGAAACTGGTCCGCCTGCACCTTCTCCTCTATCTTTCCATTCAACGTACTCAAGTTTATAATAAGCAGGAATGACATTAATGCCTTTCGTACCATCATATAACTCGCCTGAAACAGAATTGTATATCATTCCTGGTTCAGCACCCTCAACATATTTACCATCCCTTTTATTTACTTCAGGTGATAACTGTCCTAGGATTTTTAAGAAAGGTAGGGCTAGATCTTGTTGACCTATGTTACCCAAACCTTTTGCTGCATCTTCTTCAAACACATTTGCTGGAAGACCTGCAGTCTTTTTTTCTGCTACTTGGTTCATGTTTATTTGCTCCTTGTTATTTTTGTTCTGTTGCCTGTGAACATGTTGAATAAATCAGAAGGCATCTCAAGTCCAGACTCAAGACGCTCCCTGACTAATGCTTTAAGTGTCATAGGTTCAACCTTTAATTTCTGGAGAGGTTGATATCCTTGACCTTGTGCAAGGGTCGCGTAAGCGATTGCCTTGTTGTCCTCGTTACGACCAAAAGCAACGGTAACTTCATTTTTAATGATGTCACCTAGGCCGTTCTCTCGAAGCCAGTTATATGCTCCTTCCCTTTTATCTATAGGAATGGAAGCACCGTAGACGGGTTTTACTTCTACTGAAGATCCGTCTGCTAATTTTAATGTAGAAATATTCATTTCTTGCATCATTGTTGGAATCACTTCTCCTGATAACAATTCTGCTTTTCTCTTTAACTCTTTCAGCTCGTGTTCTTTTAAAACTACCTGATCCTCTAGGTCCTGTAATTTTACTACTTGGTCAGATAACTTTTTGCCTTCGTTAACTGAATCAAGGTCTCCTCTCGCATCGTTCTCAAAGTTGATCTCGCTCATCTGTATTTCCTTTCTCGTGTAGGTTTATTGGGACCGGATAATACACTCTATCTTGTTTGTCCCACTTCAATAGATTGTATTTACCATTAGTAATTTCAGAAACAATTGCTCCTGATATATTAATGATAGCCGGGTCGCCAGTCAGCAATAAATAATCCGTAGATCTTATATCTTTTAAAAGTCTTCTTAATTTAAAAACTATAGGACCAGGAGAAAATATTATTTGTGAAAACTCTGGTAATAGAAATTTAAAATTTCCATACTGAGAAGCACTCATAATATTTATTTTAGGAGTACCGGCTTTTGTGCCTGGCAATTCCTGTAAAACATACACTGTAGGTTTATTACTTTTTATTTCTCCGTAATTTATGCTTTCTGTCATTGACATCAATATATATATTATGCTAAAGATGTCAATAGAAAGAAGAAAATAAATGATGAACTATAAATTTAAAACTAAGCCTTATCAACATCAGTTAAATGCTTTGGCATTATCATGGGAAAAACCTTACTTTGCATACTTTATGGAAATGGGTACAGGTAAGTCAAAAGTATTAATAGATAATATAGCTATGCTGTATGACAAAGGTAAAATTAATGGTGCCTTAATTATTGCACCTAAAGGTGTAATAGGTACGTGGTACAAAGATCAGATACCTGGTCATATGCCTGACCACGTTGAGTATAAGGCAGTAATGTGGCAAGCTAATATTAATATAAAACAACAAAAAAAATTAGATACTTTATTTGAGACAGGTGAGGATCTACATATTCTAGTAATGAATGTAGAATCGTTTAGTACAAAAAAAGGTATAGAGTTTGCTTACAAATTCTTAAGTTGTCATAATACAATGATGACTATTGACGAGTCTACTACTATTAAAAACCCGGATGCTAAAAGAACTAAAAATATATGTAAGTTAGGACCACATGCTAAATACAGAAGAATTTTAACTGGTTCACCTATAACTAAATCACCTTTAGACCTATATAAACAATGTGATTTTTTAGCTCCTGAATTACTAGGTCATTCTTCTTATTATTCATTTAGAACTAGATACGCTATTATGAAGACAGCTAATTTTGGCGGCAGATCGGTACAGATTGTAGTGGGTTATCGTAATCTACCTGAACTTACAGATATGTTAAAAGCATTTTCTTACAGAGTATTAAAAGATGAGTGTTTAGATTTACCTAAAAAAACATTTATGAAAAGAGTTGTAAAACTTACCAAAGAACAAGACTATGCATACAAACAAATGTCTCAGTTAGCTCTTGCACAATTTCAAGGTAAACTCATGACTACAGCTACAGTCATGACACAGCTTATGCGGTTACATCAAATTACTTGTGGTCACTTCACTGCAGATGATGGGACTATAAAAGATTTAAAAAATAATAGAACAGATGAATTATCTGACTTATTAAATGAGGTACACGGTAAAGTTGTAATATGGGCACATTACCAGTACGATGTAGAAACAATAGTAGAACGTATAAAAAAAGAACATGGTAATAACTCAGTCGTGACATATTATGGCTTGACACCACAAGATCAAAGACAAGATAATATTAAGAAATTTCAAGATAAAGAAGGGCCTGTAAGGTTCTTAGTTGGCACAACAGCTACAGGAGGCTATGGTATAACCCTCACAGCTGCCAGCACAATGATATATTACTCTAACGGGTATGATCTAGAGAAAAGACAGCAATCTGAAGCTAGGATTGACCGTATAGGCCAGGAAAGCCCTATGACATACATAGACTTACTAGCAGAAAATACTATTGACGATAGAATAGTTGTAGCTTTGAGAAAGAAAGTAAATATAGCTAGTCAGATAATGGGCGAAGAATTAAAAGACTGGATTTAACGTAGGAAAATCTAGGAGCACTTAAAATTAGTGTTGCAAAAAAAAATACTACCAAGGCTTATACTTCACTTTACCGTCTTCTCGGTAAGCAATTAAACATTCATTTCTATTTTGATTTCTGCTGTATGAGCAGTGTACCCAACCTGAATTAGGTTCACCTTTTTTATAAAACTCTAATATTAATTGATCAAATTCTAGCTCTGATTTTATCCAAGTTGCAAGCACCTCGTTGTCTGTACCCCAGATCTCAAAGTCTGCAGCTGCTGCTTCATCGTCTGCGCAATGTTGACTATTAATACTTGATCCTATTTCTATACATAGTTCTGCACATCTAAATCCGCTGGATATAATCATAGGCTTTTCAAAATGAGAACGAATCGGTTGTAGTATATTTGTAGTTAATGCTTTTATATTTTCTATTTGTTCTGGTGATGGATTATTATTAATACCCTTACGCTCACACGTTTGTGATTTAATAAGCTCGTCTAAAGTAAAATTAGCTGAAAGTTTCATATGTGTTTAACCGTTAGGAAATAATAAACGAACTTTTTGATCCATTGTCAAGTTAGAATACTGGTTAGCTGCTTGTGATTGTGACATAATCTGTTGGTCTATACCAGGTAAATTTAATGTGTTAGGTCCTGTAACAGTGTTTTCTGCCGCAGTTGGTAGTAATGGATTTTCTATAAAAGGTAACTCAGGTTCCTCTAAAGATATGTTTGCAAGCTCTCCTTCGATTTGATTAATTACAGGAGCTGCTTCTTCATAAGGATTTGACGCTCCAATTTTAGCTGCGTTATCTGCAAAAGCTTTTCTTACATCTAAAGAAATAGTAATAGGTCTAAATATACTAGCATCAATTGAACTTTTTTCTATGTTAGATATTCTATCTGTTGCTGATGTAAATTCTGATTCACCTATATTTAATGTTCTTGCTGCATCCATATCTAATTTTAAATCTTTTTTAACACCAAACAATGCTCTGTTTGCATTGATGTATGCATCTACAACTTCTCTTGGTTCTAGTGGTCCACCTTTAAGTGTCATTCTAGTAAACAAAGATCTAGAATCTCTAGAACCTCTTTGAAAGTCTGCAACTTTATATCTTAAGGTTCTTTCTGGGTTTACATTAATTGATCTAAAACCAAACAAACCTTGAAACTCATCACCAAATTCAAAGTCTTGTCCGTACTCATCATATTTACCTTTTGTAATTACATCAACAGATTCTATAGATCTATCTAATCTTTTTAATTGGTTTAATGAGAAAGGCATTTGCGCTTTAACTAAGTGACTAAATATTTTACTGTTTTTATCTCCCGCATTATCTTCTGGGTTATAAACTTGAAAACCTTCTCTAGTTCTACCACCTCTAGCTATAATATCTAACACAGCTTCAGTCCAAATAGATTCTGACATAAATGGTTCGCCAAATTCTTTCATGGCTGTAAACATACCTTTTGCAAAGTCATCCATCATACCATCTTGATCTGTTCTACCATCCGCAACAGAATTAATAACAGTTTGAATAGGTCTTAGTAATGTATCGTAAGCATTAGCGTGACTAAAATCTATGTATTTAAAATCACCGTCTTCTGTTCTGATTGGTAATAGTGTAGAGTTTTTAGACCATTGTGCTGAATATCTTCTGATAGCTTCTCTTTCATCTTCTGTAATATTATAGATAGCTTGAAATGCTGCTACAGTTCCTGCTGGCACAGCTGCTACAGTTGTACCAAAACCAAATAATCTTGTGTAACCTATAGATTGAAAAGGTTTGTAGGTTTTACCATTAACAATAATCTCTTCATTAATTTCTCTTAATGCTCTTGATACAATATTTGTTCCTGTTCTTGCAATCTCTGCAGGAAACGATACGAAGTTACCAATAGGTAAAGCTCTTAAGTTTTTAACAAAGTCAGAAACATAATCATAGTTAGGTATATTATTTTTTACAATGTCTGCTGCTTCTTTTTCTAAATATTCTTGTGTTAGTTTAACCTCTGTACCATCAGCTTTTTTAAAAAACTGTCCTCTTGTTATACCTATATTTTGAAAAGATTTTTCTAATCGTTTAGATTCCATGGCCCACGATGCAATCTTCCAGAAGTCATCCTCAGCTGTATACAAGTCTTGTGATATAGATTTTAATTTAGATAAAGGTTTTGCTAATAGTCTTAACCCTTTGTCAGATGTCATGGAAGAACCAAAGTTAACATCTTCCATAAGACGAGAAAGATCTCCAAGTCTTACGTTAGAGTTTACCACACCAAGTCTTAAAAGTTTTTGATACAAATCATTCTGCATTCTAGTTCCTTTAAGCGGTGTCTGTAATGCTTGATAAGCTTGTTTGATAGCTGGACCATCTGGTATAATTCCGTTAGCTGTAGCAAAAGCTCCTGCACTTACAAAGTTTCTAAGGTGTGTTACAGGTGATAAAATTGTTTTAGCAATTTGTGATGTTGCTTTGGGATATAAAACTAAACTATTATATAATGCGCCTAAACTATTCTTACTATTGATACCGGTAGCAGCTCCTTCCAAAGCTTCTGCTTGTGCTTTTGTAGTATACATTCCTTCTAAAGGATTGATACTACCAGAGCTTGTACCTATATTTAATTTTTGTGCTTCATCTAAACGTACTTTTTGTATATCTTTTCCAAAATTAGCAATAGCTTCTTCCTCTGTTTTATAAAACATACCGGGTTTACCAGAAGCTTTTAATTCATCAGACTTAGTTAGAAGGTTTCTAAAAAATATATTTCTTTGTGTTATCATAGATAACTTAGACATACCTGCTAGTATAGACTGCATAGGGTTTTTATTTTTACCCAATAATCTATTAAAAACTTCTTTAACCTCTGGTGAAAGTTGACTGATGTTTGCCATAGAGGAACCTCTAGCTGTAGCTAGTTCACCTATTACAGTTCTATTAACAAAAAATTCAGGTACGTTAAAAATTGCTTCCGAAGGTCTATCTATTCTAAAACCTGAAGGATAACTTGCAGTGTCCAATACTCTGGCTACAATTTGTTCTGCTTCTAGGTCTGTAATATCTTTACCTGCTTCTTTAGCGCTTGCGATAAAAACAGATTTAGTTTCTTCTATCTGTTGAGCGGCAGGTCTATAACCCATAAAAGGTATTATACTTTTATTTTGAAATATATCATAAGTTGTACCTAAGTATTCTTTAAACTTACCACCAAACAAAGTTTGAAATTCAGCAAGTTCTTCTTTAGATAATGTTCTACCTAGTTTAGAAAACATGTCAGAAAATTTAGTTCTAATCTCATCTAATTGTTCATAAACATTTTTTAGCACAACGTCTCCCTGTGCTTTACTAGTTTGATATTTTCTTATTGTGTTTTCTACTTTTAATAATTGTCTATCACTCATTTTACCAAACACAGTTGTTCCTGATACAGGGTCTATTGACGGTGTACCTGAAAACATAAGGTCATTAACTTCTTTTAAAAATATATCTCTATCTTTACCTAATGTGTTTTTATTTAGCATGGTTCTAACCGATGGAAAAATTGCATCAATATTTAATTCTAAATCTCTAGATATATTTCTAGCTATGTTTCCATCTGCAGCTCTTTCTCCTGTTAATAATCTCTCTTCATCAAAAAATTCTTGAGACTTACCACTTCGTGCCCTGAGCCCTGATGCTATTTTATCTATCCAATAATCTAGTTTAGAGTTAGCTACATCTAGTTTTTTATTTCTGTTTGTTATTTTTTTTATTACTGTTCCTGCACCACCAAGTATACCTGTAAACAAAGCACCCTCTGTACCAAACTTAACTCTGTTTAATATTTCTGTGACAGCACCGTCATCATCTCTATTAATTCCTGTAGGTCCGCCTAACAAATCTCCAAAAGAACCTGCTTGTTCTACGTCTCCAACAAACACACCCTCAGCTACACCACCGCCTATAGCTCCAGCCATAAACTGTCTACCTTTACCTTTGGCTGTAAGTTCTAATGCTTCATCAGCAGCGTTAACTAATTTAGGATTATTTAATTTTACATACTTATTATTTTTAGATGCTAACATAGCTGACTTAGCTAAATTACCTGCACCTTTAAAAGCTAAACCACCGGGTATACCAATGTTAACTAATAGTTCTGTAATTTTTCCTGCAGCTGTTGCTTCTGCTTTCTCATCAAGATCTGTAAGATCATCAAACCAAGCTTCTACTCTAGCAGCTTTACCACTATCTACACCAAGATCTAAAAGACTTGCACCTAATGAAAAAAA